CTCAGCCCTGACACATGGCTGTGGATGATGACGGGTACACCCGCTGCACAAAGTCCGCTGGATGCGTACGGTCTGGCTAAACTTGTTAACCCGAAAGCTGTGCCACGCTTCTTTGGCTCGTTCCGCGATCAAGTCATGTACAAAGTGACTAACTTCAAGTGGGTGCCTAAGCCTGATGCCACCGAGACAGTATTCAGTGCACTGCAACCGGCGATACGGTTTACCAAGGAAGAGTGTCTTGACCTACCTGACATCGTGTATACCAACCGCGAGGTGCCGCTGACACGCCAGCAAGAGAAGTATTACAAAGAACTGAAGAACCGCATGGTCATGGAGGCTGCGGAAGAGACAGTCACAGCAGCCACAGCAGCGGTAAACATGAATAAGCTACTGCAAATCAGTTCTGGCGCGGTCTACACCGATGACAAAGAGGTGGTGGAGTTCGACATCAAGCACCGATACAAGGTACTGCGTGAGGTGATCGACGAGTCCAGCAAAAAGGTACTCGTGTTCGTGCCGTTCAAGCATACGATCCAGCTACTTACTGACAAGCTACGCAAGGACAAGATACCTACCGAGGTCATTAGTGGGGCTGTCAGTGCCACCGAGCGGACGCGCATATTCAAGGAGTTCCAAGAGACAGACAACCCACGGGTGCTGGTCATCCAGCCGCAGGCTGCGGCGCACGGCGTTACGCTGACCGCTGCCAATACAATCGTGTGGTGGGGGCCAACCAGTTCGGTAGAAACATACGCACAGGCTAACGCTCGTATTCACAGAGCGGGGCAAGACCATAAGTGCACAGTGGTACAGTTACAAGGATCTCACATAGAAAAGCGTGTGTACGCATTACTAGATAACAAAATAGACACACATACAAAAATTATTGATCTTTACAAAGAAATACTTGATTAAGCTATTAGCTACCACTATATTGCATTTCTCGGCAATGGAAGGACGAAGATCATGGCTGATGCAAAAGACGTAGAAGGCGTGCCGTTGGGCAAGATGACTGAGGTTTACCTCAAGATTAAGTCTGAGCGGGAACGACTATCTGCGGAATTTAAGGAGGCTGATGACAAGCTAGTCAGTCAGCAAAACAAAATAAAAAGTGCGCTACTGGGTTACTTGAAAGAGAACGACATCAAAAGCGTCAAGACCGATGCTGGTACGTTTTACCGTACGGTTAAGCAGAAGTATTGGACTAGCGATTGGGAGCACATGCACGAGTTTATTCTTGAGCACGGTGTACCTGAGTTCTTAGATAAGCGCCTGAATCAGAAGAATGTACGGGAGTTCTTAGAAGAAAACCCAGACCTTCTGCCAAAGGGCTTGAACGTAGACGCAGAGTTCGCACTCACAATAAGGAAAGCGTGATGGAGCAATTAGTTCCGATTGAAGATGTCGCAAAGCACTTTGGTGTGTCATTATCCACGACCCGTAAATGGGTACGGGATGGGGTCATTCCACAGAATACGTACATCAAAGTAGGCAAAACGCAGCGGTTTGCTCTGGCAAGTATTGCAGATGCTCTGTTAAAGAGTGGTAGTGCAGCCGAAGAAACTGCGGAAGCGCCTGCTGTGGACGATTTTGACCCCACAGCGTTTGATCCTGATGCGGACGTATAGTGCGCCGAATCAGCATACAGGGTAATAGGTTTACTGGGTTAGACCAGCAGACAGACAGCACAGCGATAGACGTGGTTATCGTAAACGCAGCGACAGTATCGCGCTCGTATTACAAAGATGCCTACGACCCTAGCGCCAAACGTCTGCCTACATGCTGGTCGAACGATACCCAGAGACCTGCACCTGAAGTGCCACCAGATCAAAGACAAAGTATGCGGTGTATTGATTGCACCAATAACGTCCGAGGTTCTGGTACTGGAGGGGGTAGGGCTTGCAGGTTTAGTCAGCGGCTAGCGATTGTTGAAGAGCAAGCATTAGACACTGTGTACCAGTTGCAGGTACCTGCCTCATCCATATTTGGTAAAGCTCAAAGTAGAAGCTCTATGCCTCTACAGGCTTACGCCAAATTTCTGAGTGGGCATGGAACGCCCAGTGCAGCAGTGGTGACAAAGATAAGTTTCGATGCGGGTAGCCCCGTGCCAAAGCTGTTCTTTTATCCACAAAGACCGTTAGAAGAAGAGGAACTACAGAAAGTTAGATTGATGGTGGATGACGATGAGACGTTAGCAGCAATTGCCTTCGACATCGTGCCCCACAACCGCGAGGGTTCGCCCTTCGCTGCGACTGAAGGGTTCACAATAAATAGCCTAAGTTAAGGAGACCAACAATGGCTGAAGCAAATATGTACTACACAATCGAAGGCGTAAAAGCCCTCTACCCAAGACTCGACGCTACCTACAAGTTCGATAACAAAGCGAACGGCGGTAAGGGTGGGTCTATTAAGTGTGATCCGCTGGATGACGGCGCGGCATACGAGATGTCCTTTGTGATGTCTGAAAGCGAAGCTAAAGCCTTGTACAAGGCAATGGCAGTGGCCTATAAAGCCAAGAAAGAAAAGAGCTGGCCCGACAAGTTTGCCCTACCCTTCAAGAAGGATGATGACGGCAACTACGTCGGTAAGGCCAAGCTGAAAGGTGCGTACGGCACCGACAAGACTACGCCACCCCTGCAAGTGGACGCGCAGAACAACAAACTGCCAGCGGACTTTCAGTTGACCAGCGGTAGCACCGTGAACCTTGCCTTCACTTTCGTACCGTACTCCATGCGTGACAACGGCGTTAGCCTACGTCTGAACGGCGTACAGGTGATCGAATACGTGCCGATGGTGTCACGTTCGCCCTTCGGTGTTGTGGAAGGCGGCTTCGTAGCACAACCTGATAACCCGTTTAGTGATACTACTAGCAGTGTCAAGAGCACCGATGTCGCGTTAGACGACGATGACTCTGACAGTATATTTGGTGATGAGCCAGATACCTCCGAAGTGGAGGAACCCAAGAAGGTCGTAAAGAAATCTGCCCCCGCACCCAAGGAAGATGACGACGATCTGAGTGCCATTGTTGACGGTTGGGATGACTAACCACTAACAATCACTCCACTATGGCTAGGTTTTGCCGAAAAGGATGCGCCGACATCCCTGCCATAGTGTCTCTCGGCATTGGGTGCAACCATGAATACAAGAGAATTTTTACGGTGGGTATTACCCACAGAAGGCGTGTACGTCGCCCTACAGTACGGCCTAGCATCGAACGGGGTACGGCAGACATACTTTCATTCAACAGATGAACTAGCAGAAGCCGCCGAGTACCACGACAGTGAAGGGTGGGACATGTACTTTGCGATGAGTAACTTCAAGGAAGAAGGTACCCGCAAAGGTGATGACGCTAAACAGATTAAGTCATTCTTCTTAGACTTAGACGTTGGCGAAGACAAAGTAGCTAAGAACGAGGGGTTCGCTACACAGGGAGAGGCGTTACGTAGGCTACAAGAATTTATCGTAGCCCTAGAATTACCAAAACCTCTGGTCGTTAACTCTGGGCGTGGTGTACACGTTTACTGGGTGCTATCTGAATCGGTTGCTGTAGAGCAATGGAAGGTAGTGGCTGACCAGTTCAAGGCCAAGTGCAAAGAGTTTGGGCTTGAGATAGACCCCGCAGTACCTGCTGATATAGCGCGGGTTCTTCGCATAGTGGGCACGCATAACCACAAACCTGATACCCCTGCGCCAGTAGAAGTCATAGGTAAGACTCCCGATACGGTTAACTTTGACTTCTTTGCCAGTAAGCTGGGGATGGACACGATACCAGTTCCCAAGAAGTACGTACCTGCGGAGGGGCCAGCAAGCCTACGTGATGCGATCATTCAGAACTACAAGCACGAGTTCAGAACCATACTGCTCAAGGCACAGAACGGTAACGGGTGTGAACAGCTACGCCGGATAATAAAAGGCCAAGCCGAGACGAGTGAGCCTATGTGGAGGGCAGGTCTGTCCATCGCTAAGTTCTGCGAAGACGGCGAAAAGGCTGCACATAAGATCTCAAACCAGCACCCCGAGTACACGCCAGAACTAACGCTGAAGAAGTTGGATCTGATTAAGGGGCCGTACCGCTGCACAACATTCGACGAGAATGAAGGTGGTGTCTGCACGGAGTGCCCACACTGGGGCAAGATCAGTTCGCCGATTGTGCTAGGACGCAAGGTGGCTGAAGCAGAAGCCAACGAAGATGGTACGTATGTAGTTGAGTCGGGTGAGTCGGGTGAGTCGAGTGATTTACTAGAAGGTACGTTACTTCCGGGTTCGGCCAGCCAAGAACTTTCTACACAACACGTTATACCCGTCTACCCGCGCCCATACTTTCGTGGTCAGAACGGCGGTGTGTATGTCAGGAACATAAGCCAAGACGGGGAAGTTGACGAACATGTCATTTACCACAACGACATCTACATTACGC